TTTGCTATATTTCCATACTTCGCTGGTAATGTATAAGCTCTAAGAATATAATCTTCCTTAGTAACTGCTCTACCTTGTGCCTGAAAGTAAGCAAGTGCATTTGTTCTAATTTCTATATTAGTTTCTATTCCTCTACCTCCCGTAGCAGGAATTGGATTAGTTACTCCAATTGAATCTTTAGCAGTTTGAACTTTAGTTGTATCAAGACCATCCGTATCTATATCATAACTTATAGATGTTACATTTACTATATCTCCCTGTGGAACATTATCTACAACGCCGCCACCATAAGAATACTTTACAGTTAAAGTTGTATTGGATGGTGATTGTCCGTAAGCCTCTGTTTTTAAAAAATTGGATGGATCGAAAAATTCATTCAATTTTGTTGGACTTCCTGGTAGATTAGAACCTACTTCCGTTGGATTTGGAATTATTTCTTCGTCAGCGTTAGCAGATGTGCCTGCTCCAAATCTTAATTCTGTTCTATTATCACCCCTGGTATAAGTTGTAAATCTTCGTGGTGTCTTAACAAGTTTTAAAAGATATGGAACATCACTACCATATTGTGCTAAATCCGTATCTTCTTTTGCAGAATTTTCTACATCTGCATAAATTGTATCTTGTGCTAAAAATGGAACTTCATACCACTTATTATTATCACTATCAGTGACACTTATAACTTCTAAAACATTCTCATTACCAAGAATTATCCTATCATATTGTTCTGCAGATGCAAATACAAATGTTTCACTAGTTACATTTCCACTAACTACTCTCACACTTTTTTGTAACAAGTATGTAGTTGGAAGACCTGCAGCATAATCAAAAATTTCAACTGNCATTGGACTAAAAGAGCCTGAATACTTAAAAGTAATATCTTCAGTTGTTCTAAATGTAACTCCAGTTGATGAACCCTGAACTAACATTCCTTCTGGTATCTTCAACCCATAATCCAAATCTGGTTTAACATTTACTCCTGTTCCAGTAGCTGGAACTGTTTGAAATACATCAATTACCGCTGATGCTGGAGCTGATAATCTTGGTTTATATCCAAGAGATTGAGCGATTTTAAATATAGAAGTTCTTTCTTCGGAATATGCCAACATTGATTCTTTAAATTGATTATCTATATAATATGAAAGAACGTCTCCTACATATGATGCCATTTCAATAAACATCATACCAGGAGATGATTCATTAAAATCATTATATGTATTTGGGAAATATATCTTAGCAAATTCAATCAAATCATTTCTAAATGTTTGAAAATCTTTATTTAAGTATCTTACTTCCTTACTGATATTCTTTGCTGGCATTCAAATTCTCCTAAAATCCTACTGGCAATATAAACGTTAATTCTTCAAGTCGNTCTGGCTCAAACGCCAAACCAAATCTTAGTTTAATATGGGCTTCATTCTTTGTTTGAGCATCATATACATCAGGTTCTTGTATTTCTATACTGTCAAGAGTAATATATGGCAACCACTGTTCTATCGAATCTCTAATTGCCATTTCCACTTCATCTATAAAATCATCATCTACTTGTTCAAATAAAAGATGATGTAATCTTGAACCAAATTCTGGTTGATTTACTCTCTCTCCAGGTATAGTCAACAATAAGTTTCTGATGTTATGTCCTGCCTGTTCTAAAGAAGTTTTGGTTTGTTTAAAAAATCCTTTAGAACTATATCCAAGAGGCAAACCAATTCCTATAAAGGTATCGGGATCTAAATCTTTTTCTCTTGCACTCTTAGGCATTGTTTCCTTTTACATTATCCTTTTTATTTATTACTTTCATCAAACCACTATAATCTCGTGTTAATGCATCAACAACTTCTTCTGATACATCATCTACTGATTTNCCCATATCCTTAATGGTTGATACTGCAGCAACTTCTCTTTTTCTTTCATCATTACCACCTACCTCATTTCCATATCCAACAAGTTCTGCCATTCTATCCGATGTAAATGTTCCGCCACCCAACGTTGGATAAGGTTCAGTTCCATCTCCCTGTGGAACTCCACCTTCAGTCTCATTTAATATTTCATTCAAAGCTTGATTTCCAGTATAAAATACTTCCTTTTTCTTTTTGGGTTTTGTAACTTTTTTCTTTAAAGATTTCGTAGGAACAACTTTCTTCAATTCAATAGATTTATCTTCGTTAATAAATATCCTATTTATTTCTTTTTTGATTTCTCTACGAGCTATCTCTGCTATTAACTTAACCAAGTCATTTTTTGTTAATGTGGCCATTTTTTAATCTCCTTTTTATTTCGCTAATTTTTTTAATTTTTTCCCGATGCTTTTTGCCTTTTTCCCCAATCTTTTGACTCTCCGACCATCTTTTTCAATAAGGTCTACTAATTCGAGTTTCTTTTTTTCCGCTATTCCCATTAACAAGTTTGCTGCCTGGTTTGGAGCTCCAGGTCCATAAAGTGATAACGCTTTTTGAACTAAAATTACTGCGTCCGCGAGTTTCTTTGCTATTTCAATCGCTTTTAGTACCGCTTCTACATCTTTAATTGCCTTTGCAAGTGGTTTAACCTGTTTTGCAGTTTTTGAAGCTTCATCTTTTACTATTAACTTCCCTTCATCAGTAAGCTTACCATCATCATCAGCCACCTTTACTATCTCACCTTCATGCTCGATTTCTTTCTCTTTCAGCATCTGTTGTTTTTGAGCTAATAACAAGGCTAATTTATTGTCTGTTGTAGTTAACAGCATATCCATTCCTCTTATTTTCTTCCGAATCTTTTTAACCAGTCCCACTCTATTTTACCTCATATTGTTTTAACAAACTTACTGAAGAAATTAATTCCCAAATTTTCCCGTATACTATTTAAATGATTTTCTATTTCGCCAAGTGTCTCCCCGTCAACTTCAGGAATAACCCTTAACAAACCTGCAAGCACTACCATCTGATCTAAAATATCTTTTAATGTTCCCGCCAATTGTTGTCCCTTTACAACTGGTTCCAAGGCTGGGGGATTTGATAGCGACCAATCGTTAGCTTTATATGTCCATTCACCATTATCCTTTTCATCTTTCTCCCACATATCTTGATCAAAAAACCCCACCTTAGAACTATAACCTAATGAAATGCCTCCTCTAAAAAAACCAGGCCGTTTTCCCTCTTCCGCTCCAGGTGGAGTAATTGTTATCACACCAGGCCAAAAACCCTCACTTGGATCAAATTCAAGACTGTCTTTTCCAATTACAACATCTGGACTGTTAAGATTTACCTTCCTATCAGCATCAACAGTAAATGACTTTTTTGTAGACCAACCAATTCCTAAAGCAGAATATCCAAAAATTTCATTTAACTTTGAATTAAAAATAATTCTGTCTGAATTTAAAATAATTTGTTTTCCACCATCTTGAGCCCCTTTATCCTCATGAATTTTAGACATATTTGTATGATTTTCTGCGTTAGAAAATTCTATATTCAAATCTACTAACGATCCTGTTATTTCAGGATCAGCAGTCAACCAAATAGAAGAACCATCTGCATTTATATCTTCTTCTACTGGTTTTTGGAATTCGTCTAAATAGGATACATCTGTTCCAAATTTTTCTGCATCCATAAGTTGTCCAGCTTTTATTTTTATATTTGGAGTTATTTCTGCCCAATTACCACTACTGAAATTAATTGACTGTCCTTGTCTTCCATGAAAAATTATATCGCCCTTTTTAGCTTTAACTTGTCTAACTTTATCCTGTTTTTTAAACTCACCCACTTCAAAATCACTAAAATCTTCTGTAAATGGAGACCATTTTTCTGATATTCCTGGGAAGGAATTTGAATTAACAGAGTTAAATAAATTTAATTTCTGGGTATAATACATACCTGAAAAATATTCATTGATATTTTTCAACTCCCATGTCGGATCACCAAAATATTTAACTACAATTACATATTCTCCTGGTATAGGATAATCTTTAATATTTGGTTCTAATGGTCTAATGGCTTTAAGTGAATCATCATCCCCAGGTAAATCTCTCCCACTTACTACTGGTCTGGCTTTTATCGCCCCGAAATAAGAATAATCTGGGTTGTCTGGCCCCCCTGGTAAATCTTCATCTTTAAGTAAAACTTGCACCACTTCGGCGGGCTCTAACTCATAAAATTCTGGAGTTTTCTGCATTTTTTTATTAAAATTATACAGTTTTTTATAAGAAGGAACACCATCTGGTATTGCTACATATTCGTCTTTTCTATTTACTTTATATGCCATATTAATCTAATTTAGATACTGATTCTATTTCACTCGCCATTTTATCTGAATGTTCCTGTAAATCTTTTACAGTTTCACCCAA